TGCAGCTGAATCAGATACCTCAGCATCCGCAGTTTTATCCGGAAATATAGTATCAGCCATAACTGTTACATCTGGTTCATCTCGCTTTTCTACAGCCCCCGTAATTAACACTAGTGGAGGTTTGCCTCCTTTACCTACAATTTCAGATAACCAAATAGCAGCATGGTATGGTGTTTATAACAATAACACAAATTTTGTTGGTTTACAAATTTCAACTAATGGCGGCGGCGGATATACAGTTAATTGGGGAGATGGTACTTCAAACAACTACAATTCAAATGTAACAGCTTCAAAACAATACACAACTGCATCATATGCAGATTTAACCAGTTCAGTATATTCAGTAACTGATTTATATAAACCTGCTCTGATCACTGTAACTTTATCAGGCAGTGCAACAAGTTTTGCAACAGTTGATTTTACTACTAGACCAACTCCACCTGCAGGAATATTGCTTAATCAATCTCCTAGTAATTGGAAATCTATTAAAATGGCGGGTAGCCAAATTACCAGTCTTATAGTTGGTACTACTAATTCTGTTCGATTAACACCAGCACAACTAGAACGATTTGAATATTCCGGATCTAATCAAATATCAAATTTTTCAAGCTTGTTTGCCAATTGTTATAATTTAGTAGAAGTTGTATCACTTTCCACAACTACGGCTACCAATATGACTCAGATGTTTAACAATTGTGTTAATTTACAAAGAGTTCCTGCATTAGATCTTACTAATACAACAATTGCTACTAATATGTTCACAGGCTGCGTTAAACTTGGAACAATTACATTGCTAAATTCTCAAAATGTAACAAATTGGTCTAGCGCTTTTCAATCTTGTGCAAATCTTAATTCATTAAATGTTAGGTTTGGAAACGGAGTAACTACATATGCAAATACATTTAATGGGTGTTCTTCATTAAAAAATATACCTCCATTGCCTGTTACAAATTGTACTACACTTAATGCAACATTTCTCAATTGTTTTAATTTAAAAAAAATTAATTTTATTGGTACTACTTCGAGAGTCACATCATTTACGCAGGCCTTTAACTTTTGCTCGGCATTAGAATCTGTTCCATTAACAATGGATCTTAATGCATGTACAGCTACAAATTCCATGTTTAGTGGTTGTAGAACTTTAAAAACAGTTCCCATTTTTACAAGTACGCGACAAGTAACAACCGTAAATAGCATGTTTACCAATTGTTCCAACATTGTAAATATTCCATGGTTTGATACAATTAATGTAACTGATGCATCAAATTTTTTAAACGGATGTTCAAAATTAACATCTATACCTCAATTTAATTTTTCTAGAAATGCGAATTTTTCAGGAATGTTTGCCAATTGTGTTAATTTAACATCCATTCCTAGACTTGAAACAGCTAATGGAACTAATTTCAGTAATATGTTCGGCAGTTGCGCAGCGTTAAAAGAAATACCATGGATAAATACATCTCGCGGAACAGATTTTTCAAACATGTTTACAAGTTGTGGTGCATTATTAAAAGTTCCCGCGTTAGATCTAGGCGAAGCTACCACCACAGCCACAATGTTTCAATCTTGTAATTCACTTACATACATACCGTTTTTCAATTTGTCTAAAGTTACCACACTTGGTAGCATGTTTAGTGGTTGTACTTCGTTGATTTCCGTTCCATCATTTAATTTAGCTTCAGCTCAGAGTGTTACAAGTATGTTTCAAAGTTGTGGGTCATTAAAATACATCGGACAACTAGATACATCTAGAGTAACAAATTTTTCAAATATGTTTAATAGCTGCTTTTCATTAACATCGATTCCGCAAATAGATACATCTCGGGGAACAAATTTCACAAGTATGTTTGTAAATTGTGGATTAAACGAACTACCTGCATTGAATATGGCAGCTGGTACTAATTTAGCCAGTACATTTGCTCTTAGTGCAACATATGGATCACTTAAAAGAATACGTGCAACTGGTATGAATGCAAGTTTTGACATTTCAAACCAAAATCTAGATTCGGTAGCACTAAACGAAATTTATACCAATGTATCATCAACAGGAGCAGGAAAAACAATAACCGTTACGAATAACTGGGGAACGGCAACTGATACTCCTTCGATTGCTACGGCAAAAGGATGGGGAGTAACAGGATAATTTAATTAAATTTATATTTATATTAAAATAACATGGATACTGCAGGATTTTATAAAGTAGACTTGAGCGGAATAGTATTATATGGACCCAATTATGTTTTAGGTCCATATGATAATTACCGTTTGTATAAAGAACAAAAAGATACGTATACATATCCAATAGATGGATGGTACTGGTTTGATACGGAACATTCAGCCTATGAATTTTTTAATATAGAATGGTATCCTGAAGTATACACAATGGGATTGCCTAAACCATGGTTAAACGAAACAAATAATACGGAAAACGATGCCTAATACTTACAAATTAAACGCAAATGAAATTAATGCTAGTGGTTCTACAACCATTTATACGGCTCCTTCGGGTTCAACAACTCTTATAAAAAGTTTATATATTTCAAATGTGTCTTCAAGTGGAGTAACTATAGATGTTATTATAAACAAGAGCGGTTCCGCTGTAAACTATTTTTTAATTACTGGTTCGACAGTTCCCGTTCAAACAGCTTTTCAACCTATATCAGATACTTTAGTATTACAATCCGGCGATTCTTTAAGAATTAATACACCATTCGTAAGTGGGTCTGATACATTGTTATCTTATATGGAAATAACTTAACATGTATACATGTTCAAATACTTGGATATGTAATCGTTTTTTCATATAATAAAACAAAAAGGATAACAAGTTATGACTCGTAAACTGGACAAGGAACATTTAGACGAAATTCAAACTCTACAAGAGGCATTTGCCCGCAACACAAACATTCTCGGAAACATTGCCATTGAAACATATGCTACGAAGCAACAACTCACACAACTAGATGCCGAACAAGAAAAATATCTGGAAGAATTTGAAAGATTAAGATCCCAAGAATCTGCATTGATTGAAAAAATGCGAGAACGCTATGGAGAAGGGCAAATCAACATAGCTCAAGGAACCTTTACACCTGATAGCGGTTTGACACAATAACGGCATATTTATTATAAAAAAATCATAGGAGTATTATAATGGCAGAAAGAATAGTTTCTCCAGGCGTATTTACGAATGAAGTAGATCAATCGTTTTTACCCGGAGCAATTGCACAAATCGGTGCAGCAATTGTAGGACCTACAGTAAAAGGACCTGCATATACGCCGATTCAAATTACGAACATAGGAGATTTCCAAAATGTGTTCGGAGGTTTTACAGATGAATCATATGTGCCTGTAGCAGTAAATGAATATTTACAAGCAGGTAATGTAATTACAGTAACAAGATTAATGTATGAAGATGGATATTCATTAACGGATGGGGCACTAGCAATAGTTGCACAATCAGGTTCACAAAAATATGTAACTCATATATTACATCCAACAACTCCTGTAAGTCCTACATTATATGGATTTGCTGATTCAGTATTGAACACTGACGTTAACGGTAAATTTGAATTGAAGTTATCTGGATCATATACATCGCAAACAATTCCAGGATTTACAGCATTTTCATATACAGAAGGCGCATCCATTTCCGGATCAATTGTTTCATCTGATTCATCTTATATTTCAACAATATTTGGAAAATCTCCGAAAGGACAGCAATATCCAGTATATGTTCAATACGAAAATCCATATACAAGTACATTGTTTGGAGCTAATACAAATTTAGCAGCAGTGTCAATGTCATTGGAAAAGATTTCAACATATGCATTTGTTCAAGATTATCAATCAGCAGCAACACCATGGATCACATCACAAAAGATAGGTTCAGTTGCAACTAACTTGTTTAAGATACATTCATTGTCTCATGGTAATGCAACAAATTATGAATTAAAAGTTGGTATTGCAAATGTTAAAACATCAACAGAAGTAACAGATCCGGATGGGTTTGCTCGTTTTGATGTTGTTATTCGACGAGTTGATACTACAAACATTGCAAATTCAGCATTTGGACAAATAAATGATTCAGATTTAGATACAACAAATTCTTCAGTAATTACATTTACCAATTGTTGTTTGAATCCAGATTCTGCAGATTATATTGTTAAAAAAATTGGTGATAGATATCAAACAATTGATGATAATAACGTTATTACATTATATGGCGATTATCCAAATACCAATCCATTTGTGCGAGTAGAAGTTGCTGCAAGTGTATCAGCAAAATCAATTGACAAAACATTGTTTCCGTTTGGATTCCGTGCATTAAATTCACCGATACCGTCAGTATCAGGTAGTGTTAATATTCCAGAATCAACATATAAAACAACGCAAATTGTTGGTAGCACATTTAGTCCATTTGTTTATCATGGATTTGATTTTACCGTTGCAGCAAATATGAATTATTTAGCGCCAGTACCTACATCTGGTTCAACAACTGCAAGTAATTCAGATTTTTATTTAGGAGATGTTTCTCAATCATCTAATTATAATTTTCCAACTGCAACAACTGCTTATTCTGGATCATTGTCAGCAGCATTAACAGCAGGAACATTTGCAACTAACGTGTCACTTGATACTAGAAAGTTCATTGTTCCAATGCAAGGCGGTTTTGATGGGGCTCGTCCTAATTTACCTAAATTTACCGGAGCTGACATTACGGCAGCAAATACATTTGGATTTGATTGTAGTTCAACATCGGCAACTGGTACTAAATCATATGTAAAAGCATTTACATTGTTAAGCAACACAGATTATTATGATATGAATGTGTTATTAACACCAGGTGTATTTGATAGTTTGCATTCAGCAGTTACATCACAAGCAAGAAACTTGTGCAAAACTAGACAAGATGTATTTTATGTAATGGATTCGAATGCTAAAACAGACTCAATTCAAAATGTAATTACGCAAGTAAGAACAATTGATAATAATTATACAGCAACATATTGGCCCTGGGTATCTGTAAATAATCCTGCAGGTAATGGAGTATTGCTTTGGGTACCACCATCAGTTGTTGTTGCCGGAGCACTTGCAAATAACGATAGAATTGCAGCACAATGGTATGCACCAGCTGGTTTGAATAGAGGTGGCTTAAGAGCTGTAGGAACTGCAGTTAATTTATCTCAAACACAAAGAGATACACTTTATGAAAACCGCGTTAATCCTATTGCATCTTTCCCTAACAACACGATAGTAGTTTGGGGGCAAAAGACACTACAAGCTCGTCCAAGTGCATTAGACCGAGTAAATGTGCGTCGTTTGCTTATTGAAGTTAAGAAGTTCATTGCATCATCAACTCGTTTCTTGGTATTTGATCAAAATACAGAAATAACACGTCAGAAATTCCTTAACATTGTTAATCCTTATTTAGGGGGCGTAAAACAAAATCAAGGTTTATCTGCATTTAAAGTTGTAATGGATTCTACAAATAATACACCGGATTTAGTTGATAGAAATATATTGTATGGACAATTATTTTTGCAACCAACTAGAACGGCTGAATTTATTATTTTAGATTTTAATATTCAACCTACCGGGGCAGCTTTCCCTGAATAGGAAAAAAGTTTAATTTAAGGCAGGACTTAGGTTCTGCCTTTTTTACTGTACATATATTTATAATAAAATTATTGAGGATACAGATATGCCATACGATGGAACGCAATCAAATTTAGAAGGTTTCATAAATAATGCACCTACAAATACAAACGGAGGTGGATCACCTGATGGTACAGGCGATTACCCAAATACATTAACGGACTTTGGAGCAGATCCGCAAGGTTGGTTTTATGACAAAGCATTTTCTTGGGAACCTAAATATCAACACAAATTTATTTTGTTAATAGAAGGAATTCCAGGATTTTTAATTAAAACATCTGCTAAACCTAGTTTAACTAACGGCGAGGTTGTTTTAGATCATATCAATGTAAAAAGAAAACTTAAAGGAAAATCTGCATGGAATAGTATTGCAATTACAATGTATGATGCAATTATGCCATCTGGAGCACAAACAGTAATGGAATGGGTTCGTTTACATCATGAATCAGCAACAGGCCGCGATGGGTATGCTTCTATGTATAAAAAAGATATTGTTCTTCATCAATTATCGCCATTAGGTGAAGTTATCGAAGAATGGAAAATTTACGGAGCATATCTATCAGAAGTTAATTTTGGTAGTTTAGATTGGTCTGCAGAAGATGTAGTGATGATTGATGCTACATTGAATTATGATTGGGCATTGTTAAGTTATTAACAAATATTACATGGGTGGAAGAAATTTCACCCATTTTTCTTGTTCTTTCATATTTATAATAAAGTTATAAAAAGGAAAAGTTTATGCCAGTAACAGATCGTTTATCCGATAAAAATTTAATTGAATTAGCAAAACAGCAGTACGAAAACAAGCAAAGAAGCACGGTACCGTCGGTACTAGTTCCATTGCCTAGTAAAGGACAAGTATATCCAGAATCAAGTGCTCTTCGTAAAGGACATGTAGAAATGCGGTATATGACTGCGTATGATGAAGATATTTTAACTAATTCTACTTATATTAAACAAGGTGTTGTTTTAGATAAACTAGTTAAATCTTTAGTATTAGATCCAATTGACATTGATGATTTAATTATTGCAGATAAAGAAGCATTGATTATTGCATCTCGCGTGCATGGTTATGGCAATGAATACAATGTTACGGTATTAGATCCCAAAACAAATAAAAGTTTAAATAGAATAATGGATCTAACTAAACTTCAACTTAAATCATTTACATTACAATCTAATGCAGCTGGAGAATTTGATTATATAGCACAAGGCATTGCAATTAAATTCAAATATATTTCTAGAAAAGAAATAGAATTAATTTCAGATGATCATGCAGTTTCAGATTTTTTAAAATCTACAATCAAAGAAGTCAACGGATCTAGAACTCAAGCGGATATAGATCATTTCATAAAATATCAAATGACTCCAGTTGAATCTAAAACATTTAGAAAATACATTGCAGATAATATGCCAGGAATTGTTTTAGAATCTGAATTTACGGGTGAAGACGGAGGCACCTTTACTGCCGGGTTTCAAATTGGTGCCGACTTTTTTTGGGCTTAAACCATCTGATCGAGTAGAACTACATGAAAATTTATTTAATTTAATTTGGTTCGGTGAAGGTCGGTGGGACTGGAATACGATATATAATATGCCAGTACATATTAGGGCATTATGGACTCGCAAAGTAAATCAAATTATAGCAATGCGCAATGCTCCAACTGAATCTTCTTCAACTACAACAAAACAACCAAAAATTGTTAGACCTACTCGTACTGCAAAATCTGCATGAGTAAATATTTATTGATATATGATATGCAATACTAAAATACTAATTCAACGTTTAAAATTGCAACCTGTGCACGGTATGGCAAAAAAAGCAGTTACTAAAGAAACTGCGTTACAGGCAAAAATATCTGCAGACATGGAAGAATTCAAATCAGGAATTACGGACATCACGAGTCTAGTATCTGATTATGCTAATGTTGTAGATAAGTTAAATCAATATAATTTAGGTTTACAAACCGGAATTGGTAAATTAGCTAAAGTTTTTGATGATTTCGAAACATCAATGACTGATGTAATTAAAAATGCAACATTTTTAGAACAACGAAATAAAGAATTAAATTTAACTTTTGGGATATCATCAAAAAAGGCTGCAGAATTAGGCGAACGATATGATAATTTAGCCAAGTCATTAGGCACAGGTGGAGAAAACATTAGAGTATATGCTCAAAATGTTAATAAGTTTTTACCTGGTATGTCAAAAATGATTGCCGGAAATGAAAAATTTAGTAAATCTATACTAGGAACCAATCAATTCTTAACAGAACATATGGCTAATATGGGCGAAGCTGCAGAAGGATATCAAATGTATGCAGCCGGTGTTGGAAAAAATAGTGTAGAAATGTTAGCTGCAACATCAAAAATAGCAGCTGCATTCGATGAACAAACTGGGTATTCTGGAACATTTGCGGCTGTTATAAAAGAAATTGGAGATATGTCTGCAGATTTGCAAATGACATATAATAAAATGCCAGGGTCTTTAGAAAAGTCAGTTATGAAAGCTAAAATGCTAGGTACATCGTTTGCTAAAATTGAAGCCATGGCAACTAAAATGTTAAGTATTGAAGAATCAGTTGGACAAGAATTAGAATATCAATTACTTAGCGGTAAACGTTTAGTAGATCAAGACGGTAATAGTATTACAGAAAAATTACGTATTGCTAAACTTTCCGGAAACGCAGAAGCTCAAGTAGAAGCCATGAATGATTTATTAAAATCACAAGGCGATATCATCGATGGTAATAATTATTATGCAAAACAACAACTCGAAACGTTAACAGGATTTACGGTTGCAGAATTAACACGCCAACGCCAAACTCAAAAATTAATGGAACAATCAGGTATGGATCAATCTAAAATTGATGCATATATGAATATGGATCCAGCATCGTTTGAATCAGCTTTAAAAGATGTTAAAGATACAAGTACAGAAGCATTATTAACTGAGCTCAAAAAATCAGAAGGGCAAAAGACTACAGATGAAATGTATGCTGATCAATTAAAGCGAGAACGTACTGAAGGTATTAATGTAATGCTTAAAGGAACAAGTCAGCAAGCTGCAATTACCGGAGCTTCTGCAGAAGCTATGGCATCAATCCCAGCTGCAACGGAATATATTAGTAAATTTGCTAATAAAGGACTTGCAGAAACAATCGGGCCATTACAATTAATGGGTGCTTCAATGACTGCTACATTAACTCCATTAGAATCATTTTCGAAAATGCTTCCGATAGTAGGTAAATCATTATCAGATCTAGTTGAAAAAATGAAAGCCACAATTAACATTGCGCTTCCTGAAACTGCTACAGCTACAACTACAACTGCCGCAGCTCCCTCCGGAGCAACATCTACAAAAGTTAAAGATGCTATAATTGAATTTGATCCTGCAGATAAATTTACATTATTAGCTAGTACAGACCGAGGGCAACTTAATAAAGCTGCAGACACATTAACCGGCGGAAGCAATGCCGTAGTTGATCCAGCTCCAATTGCAACAGCTGTCGCCATGGCAATACAACAAGCAATGTCCGGAATCAATATTGTTATGTCGGGCGAAAAATTAAATAAAGCAATAGAATTTGATAATCGAACCATTAATGGATAAAATATGCTGCAACCGAAAAGACCTTTTCCAACAAATACCGTAGTTGATGAATATAGTACGGCCGCAAAAGAGTTGCGTCGTACTGACACTATACAACGATTTAGAGAACAACAAACAGAAAAATCATATCATACTAATCGTTTTGATTCTTGGGAAGATGTTTCAAAATCAGCATTATCATATGCAGCCAATTCACTTGGTGGTTACATAGGAATTCCTCAAGTATCTCCAATTGCAACTACATTATTAAACATAGGAAGTCCGCAAGTACCAACATATTCATCATCGCCAATCAATCAATTATACAATATACCTGGATTAGCTTACAATGATTTTAGATCTAGAAAATCACAAATTGGACTAGGTACTTCGGCTGACATTCGTTTAGATGGGGCATCAACTGCATTAAGTGTAACAAAATTACAATCTACGGGTGCAACGTATAGTTGGAAATCAGCATTATATGCAGCTGCATCTGCCGCACCTGGTGGCGTATACAATTTATTTAATAGAAATAGTGCCGGTACATTTGGATATGGATGGGGAGACCATGGAAATCCTGCAGCAATACGTAGAGATTTTACATTGCGTAGTCATATTTCATCTAGATGGTCATTTACTGAAAATGAATGGAAACCTGCTATTAATCCTGCTCAATTGGCAATACCATTCCGCGGAGATAAAGTAAATGTTATTGATTTTCGACAAACCAAATTAAAACATGTTTATCAATGGCGCACGGCTGATTCTATATTCGGCGGACTAAAAGATGTAGCTAAATCATTAGGAGAAACTCGAGATTTTATTAAATTTTATTTTACTGGACCTAAATTAGCTCCACATACAATTCACGGTGCAGCATCAGCATTAGAAGATGACGTAATAGTATTTCGTGCAACTATAGGACAAATACAAGATTCATTTCAACCACAGTGGACGCCAGTTAATATGGTAGGACGTGCAGATCAAAATTATCATTATACATCATTTTCTCGAGATCTTAGTATGGATTTTACAGTGTATGCAACCGATCGCGATGAATTAAAACCTATATACAGAAAATTAAATGCACTAGCCGGATATACAGCTCCTGATTATTCCTCTGGAACTACTATAGGATTAACAGGCCCGTGGATGCGTATAACAGTAGGAGACTTATTCAATCAAGTTCCAGTTGTTATTTCTAGTTTATCATATACATTTGGAGATTCTGAATCACCATGGGAAATTAATATTGAAGATGATCCAGAAAATATGCAAGTGCCATTTAAGATACAAGTGTCACTTTCATTCTCAGTTGTATCAGATTGGTTACCACAAAAAGGCGGACAATTTTATTCATTATCAAAACGATTTGATCAATATGGTTCATTACGAGGTAGTGACAATTGGTTAAGTGATAGTGTACAAATGAAATGGAATGAATTAGCTCGAGGCGGAACGGATTTAGCTGAAGAACGAGCTAAACTATTTGATCAGTTTAAAAATACTAAAGTAGTTAAAGGTATTACTAATTTAGTAAAAGATATTACAACAAAAACTAACGGTACAATTCCACGATAAAAAGGCACAGTATGGCAAGGTATCTAAATAAAACAATACAAACTAGTACAGAAAAAACTAGATTACAAACAACCATTTTACCTAATATTGTTGGGCCAAATGATACTTACATTGAAACTATTACTCCAGAACGATTAGATGCATTAGCTAATCAATTTTATAATGATGCATCACTGTGGTGGGTAATTGCTGCAGCAAATGGAGTAGGAAAAGGAACCGTAAGAGTACCAATTGGAACTATATTAAGAATTCCAAATGTTACGGATGTTATGACATATGTTACACGAATAAATGCAATACGATGAGTCAAATATTTTATTCAGAAATAGATAAAAATTTACAAAAAGAATTAGATGCCCGAGCACGTGCTGGTGTAGTAGATCGTAGCGAAAAAGCATTGCGTTACATGACAGAAAAAGTAGCTAATGTATCTTTAACTGCATATGAAGGTAATAAACGAGATAAAACAAAAATTGTTCATGAATTAGGCGGCCGAACAGTTACAACCGGCGAATACCTACCTGGCGGAGATAATGGATATTTAACAGAACGTGTATACACATTGGGAGAAAGTAGATGGGTTGCAAATGGTTTTGATGGAGGTGAAACTCAATGGTATCCTGCATATAATCAAAAAACGTTTATTGTTGATAGTAGCGAACAAGAGTTTAAAACTGAAACAAAA